TTTTCATTTAACGATACATTATCTTCGCCAACATATAACCAACCAAGAAGCCTACCATACTTACCCACGCCACCTTTAAGTTCGGTTCTGATAGTAAGTTCATCTTCTCCTTTAATAGTCTCAGTAAGTTTACCCTTCAACCAATTAGTTGCGTCTATACCAAGGGCCTTCTCTTCTAAGTCTCTCGTCCTCTTCTCTGGGGTGTCTACTCCCGCAATCCTTACCCGTTCTTTCTTGTATAAATCGAATCCAAGATCTATGGTGACATCTATCGTGTCTCCGTCCAGCACCTTGTCTATCTTGGTCACTCGGAAGTTGTAACATGACTTCCTGCTTGGGGGTATCATCGCTCCCATTGTCAGTCTCCATTTCAGCTAGTGCATTATTTATAGAGTCTTCAGGGTCAGTTCTTGTCTTCTCTGCTTCCCAATCTCTCATTCTTTGTATTGCTTCACCTGCACTAGGGAATTGATTTGCTTCTGCCTTAGGTGCAAAATATCCTGCCCCAATAACAGCAATTGCCACTGTACCCAACAGGGTAGCAGCAGCAACTACTTTCTCATTCGCACGTACACGCTGAGTTAATTCTTTTTGTTTCTCTTCAAGAGCATTTACTTTAGTGTGCAGCACTGCTATGTGTGCATCCACCTTCAGATCCTTCAATGTTTTCTCCGTGCTCATTAGGATACCATGTATCATACATGAATATGTAGTAGATTGCAATACCTACTGCAACTAGAAGAATACCTATCATTATATTGACTGACCAAATTACTTCACTCAATCTCTTTGCCTCCAATCATCAGATCGTTCTTGATGAAACCAATCCACAACATCTTGTGGATCTCCAAAACCCCTACGGTGATTGTTTGAATCGGGGTCTCCTAAATTCAAACTATTCAGAAAAGAATCAGTAGGGTCTTTACTAATTTTTCTTGCAGTGTTTAACATACCTCTTGCTGCGGTGTTTGCTTTGGACAACTTCTCTGCCCAGATCATATCTTCTAGACTGACTTCAGTTCCAGCAGCTATATCTTTACAGATTGCTTCTAGACGCAAACGATATTGGGTTGATAGCATAAATTTCTACTCTACATGAATAACTCCTTTCATGCCAGCACCAGCATGGGGTTCACATTGGAATTCATATTCACCTGCCTTATCAAAAGTAACAGGGAATTTCTCTCCACTAACAAATGCTAGATCAGGATGTGACAACTCTGGGTTGTTGAGGAATACTACATTGTGAGGAGGTAACTCACCATTCATAAAAGTAACTGTATCACCTACCTTAACTGTAAGTTCATTTGGTTCAAAGACAAGGTTACCTTTATAACCCATCTGTATGTCCATCGACATAGTATTCTCAGTAGCATACGCTGATGCTGCTAATGAAAATGATAAAAATAATGACGTAAGCATTATTGTAAGTCTACTCATCCACCACATAATTTCGTGTTTTAAATTTTTATTGTTCATGACTAGCGTCCCATTGGGATACCTGCTGCCATAAGACGAGAGATGTTATCAACCTCTTCGTTGTTGCAATAGTCAATAAAATGAGGATGTTCCCTTAGATAGGATACATCCTCTTTACTATGTTCTATTGCCTCATATGCACTCATAGCATATTCACATATCTCATAGTGATGCTGTTCCGTATCGTGATAACCGATAGTATAATGTCTTTGTTGAGTCAGGGGCATGATAATTTCAATCCCATACTACACAAATATTTAGTCCACTTTAGGTAATTTTTACTATTTCTTGTCTGGACTCGCTGACGGCAGGTGTCGGTATGTTCTTAACCCATAACTTACACCATAAATTACCGATATTAATATGAAAAGTTCTATCATAATACTATTGCTCCTATAATAAATCCAAGTACTGCGTTAGCACACTTGCTCTGATATGGAGACAGATTAAATTTCTTTTCTATCTTCTCCAAGATCTTTTTATCTAGATCAACTGCTTTGTCAAACAGGTCTTTAATCTTATGCTTTATTGGGTTACCACACGACATAACCTTACCTCGATACTATACAATATATATTAGCATAAAAAAATCCCCCTCACAAATGTGAAGAAGGAATTTCTTTATATTTAAACATTAGTTAAGTCTTATTGATCCTTAGGTTCAATATACTTACCAGCAGCTTGTAGGTCAGCAGCAGCAGTATCGTCATGGATAGCTTGCTTCTGTGCCCATGTAAGGTCCATAGCGGATACTGTAGTACCTGCTTTCACTTTAGCAGCAATGTCTCTTACTCTTGCTAATGTTGGGTCGTTAAGTGCCATCTTTACTTCCTTTTGTAAATCAACTAGTATAACTTATTTATACTGTTGGTGGTTTTTGATCCTTCTTTGGATCTAATGTATCGGGAATATCAGCAGCAATAATTTTCAACGGCATTTGTTGAATTCTAATTGTCTGAACAGTCCCACCATTACCATTACCATTTGCTGCAGCAGCAGCTTTAGCAGCATCCATCTTCATAGTTCCATCACCCTTCTTAGAAGCGGTCTGAATTCCGAAGCTAGCTAAAACTCCCGTAAAAACCGAAGCTATAAAAGTTGGATCTATTTTCTGTTGTGGCACTCCTGGAATTGCCACATAGTTCAAAGTCAAAATTCCACCGCTCCAAACAAGGACACCAAGGCGAACAAATGTACTAATGATAGCAGCTTGTTCGTCTTGATCTGGAAGAATCTTATCTTTGATCTTACCAAAGACACTCTTCTTCTCTTCTGGTTCTTTAACTTCTTCTTTTAATTCTTCAGGCATAGATCTAGAGTCTCTATACCTATATATGTGTCTTAGAACTGTACGGGTGCTTGTGGTGCAGGTGCAGCAGCTTGATTAGGAGCAGGAGCAAGATCGTTAGTTCCTAATGGAAGGTCAGGACTAGGGATTGACTTAAGTGCTCCACCAGCAGCACCAGTACCAAGACCACCCATCACAGATTCGATTGCCTGTTCTTTGATGTCTTCAATGATTGCATCCTTATTTAAATAGACGTATGATCCTACACCTATGATGCCAGCGAGTGTTACTCCTGAAGCAACACTTATTGCATTAGCAATAGCATTAAAATTAAATTTCATAATTTTGTCCAATTGGGTTACTATTTAGCAACTTTTTTTAAATATTCAAGAACCTTACTTGGTTTAGATTGTTCATATGGATCTTGATCTGTATTAGATCTGTGACCTGGTTCTTCATTTAACCATTCAATTTCACCAGAATTGATGACTGCAGAGTAACGCCATGAACGATTACCATAACCAAGATTATTCTTAGCTACCAACATTCCCATACCTTTAGTGAAGTCGCCGTTACCATCAGGTAACATCTTCACATGAGTAATGAAAAGATCTTCTGCCCATGCATCCATTACAAAACAATCGTTGACTGCAATACAATAGACTTCATCAATTCCAAGTTTTTTAAACTCCAAATATAAGTTCTCATATGCTGGAAGCATTTTAGTAGAACATATAGGAGTGAATGCACCAGGTAAGGAGAATAAAACTACTCTCTTATTATCAAATATATCTCTAGAAGTTTTGATCAGCGGTCCGCCATCACCCTTCAAAAAGAATTTTACATTAGGTATCATGCTTTCACAGTTCCTTTGATCTGATTATAGTATGCCTTGTAATAATTGACAAGTCCTGCAGTGGTTACCTGTTTCTTAGACCACTCATCAGCACATTTATATATTGCATCATCTTGTCCAAAATTCTTATACAGGATCTTGATTGCCTGTTCTCTTACTTCTATTTGTTTTTCTTCCATCTTTCATCCAAAGTAACGACTGTAACTAAAATCATAATAGTGCCCGTGGTAATCACGGCAACGAATAGTTCGGGTGTGCAATGGGCAAGCATCTCAATCATTAGATGATACCCAGTGAACCAGCAGTCACACCAACTGCTAAAAAGAATCCAAACTCCAGCAGACCGTGAGCACCTGCAGGAGTATTGATTAATATGTTATTGAAGAACGAGAGATCCAACATTGGTATATGCTACGGTTGCTAAACTAATTAAAAATAATACTTGATACATCATGTTCCTGAAGGTACGGTTGCCAGTTGTGGATTTGTTATCCTAATTCCTTTGCCACCATCTTGATCATCGTCATCATCGTTAATGGCACGAAGAATAAGTTCGATCAATACTAAAGCAGTCATGGGATAAAAAACCCAGAGGACTGCTGTTAGTGGCGTTATTGTATCTGATGCGGCTATGAAGTCGCCCATTTGTTTTAATACGCTAATAAAGTTACGAGTAAGTATTTAGTTTTGTTAAGTTTTACACGAAGTATGTAAACTTTGTGTATGCAGCTACGACTGCCCAGAACGCAATCATTGCAAACCTACCGTTTGCTCTGTTCCAAATTGCTACGTTAGTATTTTCCATTAGAAGATACCTGGAATGATTTGTCCTGTTGTAGCGTAAGCACCTAATGCTGCTACTATTCCGATCATGGCCATCCAGCCATTAAACTTTTCTGCTTCGGGTGTCATTGTTTTTGCTCCTTTTTAGATTGAGGGTTAAAAGTGACTCGCTGTGCGAGTGGTGTAAAGACCTTTAAGTCTAGAATATACCAGGCATAACTGCACCGAATAGGATGTAGTTATGAATTGCTGCAAAGAATCCAATCATCGCTAGGCGACCATTGAGTTGCTCTGCGTTCTCCCAGTAGTTAACGTCAAGCACTTCTACTTGAGGTTCAGCAGCAAAGATGTTTTGCTTGCCGTACTCGGTAGTCGTGTAACGCTTCATTGTGTTGGTTGAACTTGTCATTCTTTGTTAAGAATTGTTACGTACATAATTATATAGCAAACATAAAGTTTACACAACTTTACAATTGTACGGTGTCCCGAACCTTAATAAGTACCCCTTATATTGCACATAAAATCTAGTAATCTTCTGCTTCCTGCATCTCAATAAATTCTTTGTTCTGTCTACAAATACCATGTACATCTATCTCTTGATGTAAATGTGCCATAGTATGTAAACCCTCTATCATTAAGAGAACTGCTAACATCATAACTGGTAACATCCATAGTGGATGTCCTGCGACTTCACCTGCTGTTTTCATGGCAATAAAAAAGACCCTGTACTATGTAGAGGGTCTTTTATTATGTTTATCTATTCTACTGGTTCAGTAGGTAGATCAACTGCTTCCTTTCAGAAAAGGAACTTAGCTCCGATCTTACCACCGAAGTCGATGATTGAATCGCCAGAAGCATCTTCGTTAGAGATACCAGAGATCTCTCCATAAAGAGCTAGATCTTCTGTAGCAGCGAAAGAAACACCTGCCTTACCAGCAAGTTCTGTTTCTGTATCGTCTGTAGAATCTGTATGAACGAATGCAGGACCACCTTGTACGTAGTATGCAACTTTACCACCATTGTTTCCTTCGTAACCGATAGCAAGGTCAGTTGTAGCTGAAGAATAATCTCCATCAGGATATGAAAGGTTGCTCTCGACATTCACATATGGACCAGCAAAAGCTGCACCAGCGAATAGGAATGGAGATGCTGCTACTGCAGCGATTGTTGATTTGATTGACATGATTGTTTTTAAAGTATCTCGCAAGAATAAAAAATCCCTTGCGGATGATAGCACCCCCGACATGGGGTACTGTTTGCATCAACGCAGGGGTACGATAGTTTCGAGTCCTTTGTATCAGTTTTATTTATACAACTGGCACATGTGACAGTTGGTAATACATCTTAACATTAAGATAATGTACCGTCAAGTACCTAGAATACGGTTAACCGCCTGGATTACTTACCTTACCCAAATATGGATCATAATCTGTTAAAGTCTTAACATCAAGAGTTGCTCCTTGCTGTTGCCACCAATTCCATATACCATCATGACTTGCTCTATGGAATGAATCTATATGCTCTGGATGTATAGAAGATCCTAACTCTAATCTATACAGTAAGATAGGTGTAGAGAATGTTGCACCAGAATTATAAATCAAATCATCTGCAACAGGTCTTGGTTTTACACCATTATCAAGTTTATACTTTTGCTTCCCAGTATATCCTCCTCTACAATGATACCTTACTAACTTCTCTGCATGGTGTCTGGTAATCATATAGCAAGCAGTAGAGAAGTCATTAACAAATCTCCTATGCAACTTAACATGTATGTCTCCAGTACATATAATTGCTAGTTGTACCACATCATAATCATATGGAAGGTGTGCTACAAAATCAGTCCAATTAAAATTCCAATAGTGTACCGTATCTAAATTACAATCATCTTCCATCATGATTGCATAAGGAGCATCAGTATCTAAGAACATCTTAATTGCTTTGAGATGTGATGTAATACATCCTATCTCACCACCAGACATTTGATCAGGATAACGTCCTTGAATAATATCACTTAGATCATCATCTCTACCATCATAAGCAGACACACGTTGATAGTCTGTTACACCCCAGTACTTAAACTGAGACTCCAT